GCCTGTGGCCTTGCCTATTTCTTTAGCAATGTCGTTACAAAGTTCCTCCTGGAGAGTACCCCGTCGGGCACACCATTGTGCAATACGTGTATACTTTGATAAGCCAATAAGTTTCTGAGCCGCAATAATGCCAATATAAGCAACACCAGTAACGGGTTGGTGATGATGGCTACACATGCTACGAAGCTCACTACGAACCACTAGCATGCCCTCATAACGATCCGCTGAGTCATTTGGAAATGCTGTAGCGTCGGGTGCTGGGTCATATCTACCTGCCATTACTTCGTTAAAATACATCTTGGCCAGTCTACGTGCTGTACCTTTACTGTTAGGATCGGTTTCGCGATCAATGAGTAATCGATCTAGTACTGTTTCAAAAGCCTCTGCGGCTTCGTCAATAAGTTTTTCTTTGAATTCTTCACTAACGTATTCGCTAATGTTATCACCTGCCCAAAAACGCTTGCCCTCGCGTTTCATTTTAAAGCGAAGGTGATCGCCTAAGTAGGCTTCTTCATATCCGCCATCGCCTGCCATTGCGTCCAGGCCTGTTTCATTTTTAGTTGTCAATTTATGGTTCTCCGAGTTAAAGACGAGGATGTCTTTGTGTTTATTGTATAGTATTTAGATCTTGAGGTCAAGCAATTATGGCAGTACATTATACCGTTTTTGCCAATTCCATGCAGTTGATATGATATTTTCTATATCACTATTGACCGGACGCCAAGGTGTCGCTGATTGAAATGCTGTGCTGTCAGCCACCAGTTCATCGGGGTCGCCAGCTCGAGGATCGCCCATTTGATAAGTGATCGGTGCACCAACTACGCGACTACAGCCAGCAACTATTTCCTGATTAGTGTGCCCACGACCAGTTCCCAAATTATAGATTCTTGACTCACCGGGTGTCATGGTGTGTGCCAGTCGTACTGCTTCTAGGTGTGCTTGAGCAATATCGGTCACATGCAGGTAATCACGTATGCAGGTGCCGTCACGAGTGTTGTAGTTGTCGCCGTACAGCGTAAAAGGTTCTTGGCGCTGATGGGCACTCAGCACTCGCGGAATCATATGCGTATCATCTGCTACATGGCCCAGGTCAACATCGGCATCGGCACCGGCAGCATTAAAATAACGCAGTATCACACCGCGATGTTGATGTGCTTGGCAGTGATCTTGTATCACTTGCTCGCACATGAGTTTGCTCCACCCATAGGGATTTATGGGCTGTGTTGGTGCAGTCTCAGGGATTGGACTGGTGCATTTGTTGCCATATGTGGCTGCACTACTACTGAACACAATAATGCCACGCCAATCGCTTAATTCCACCAACATTTGATTGGTTTTGGCCACATTATTGCTATAATATTCGCCAGGATTGCCAATACTGGGACCTACTAGGCTAGTACCGGCACAATGCACAACAACACCAACCTTTTCAAGGTCAGCAGTGGTGGCAACGAAGTCGGCAAAGTCGCCCATGATCCAGTGGTCCAGGTATTTTGCTGCCTCGGGAATGGTACAATGTCGATCAATCCCAATCACACGGCAACCGGCCTCTTTGAACACCTTGGCAGTATGAGCACCAATGAATCCTAGAGCGCCGGTAATGATTACAGATCTTGACATCAGTATTTGGTTTCGCGTGTGTGACGACGATAGTCAGTGCCCATACGCAACATGCTGTCACCTTGGCCCTGCAGGATATCAATGATACGATCTACAGTACCATTGTTGCGATCACTGATCCGACCCATGTCAGGATGAGGCCATGCCAACAGTTGTTCCAGCTTGTTGAGCGCATCTTCTATGCTCCAAGGCACATAAAGTCTAGTATGGTCGTTGGCAAAAGTTTCAGGAAAACTACGATAAGCGGGATATAATACATTACATCCAAGAGCATCAGCTTCCGATACAGTATTCGATACCCAGTCTTGTAACGCACAATTAAACACCACACGGCTATCGTTGACAATGTTATAGTAATCATTCTTCTCAAGATTCTCGTAGATCTTGAGTTGACCCTGTGCAACCAAGTCGCGTGTGCGTTGCATGTAGCTTTCGCTGTTGGACTTGAGCCAACCACCGCTACATACACAAAACTCTAGAATTGACCCTGGATGCCGAGCAAAGTATGCTTCAATCAAGTCCATGTAAAAGTCTGGTTGTTTCTCTTGATCCCAACGTGCGCTGAACACCACACGATGTTTACGATCTTCAAATGGTTTGATATTGGCCACACGACCTTGCACTTCTGCTTTGCCAAATGCCAGGCCTGAAATGTTGTAGATGGGAGCGGTCCAGCCAGCAACCTTCATGTGCATGACCATTTCTTCGTTGGTGGCTAGTACACCATCTACGAACGAGTCAACCATCTTTTCATATGCCGACATCCATTTTGACATGCCCCATACATGAACAAAATCATCTGGATCAATGGATTGAGCAAGACAACGGACAAAAATCCTAGGACGGTGAAGAGAATCGATTTGATCCAAAATATAAGGCAAGCTCTCGATACCGGGCTGAAACATGTCTTCAAAGTAGACAACATCTTCATTGTTCAATTCTCCTGCTTTCATCATGCGAATCAAGTTCATGAGCTGGCTCATACCAAAGTAGGTACGACCATGTGCATCCAACACCTGTCCGGTAACAATGGCTTGATCGTTACTGAGTGTGTCTCCGGGAACCACAACATAGTCGATACCACGGCGATCAAACACCGCAGTATTCCACTCTTGTAACTGCAGAGTGTATCTTGCCTTATAGGGCTCTAGGCCCATATAATACAATTTACGCATAGCGACCCTGCTTGATTGCCCAGCCCCAGTTGTCACGGGGCCACTTGCCACGCTTGGTACGCATGTAGTCACCATATGGGCTACGCTCATTGCCCAAGTCGCTCTCATCAAAGAAGTAACCTTGACGTACACAAAAATCGCGATACTCATCGAGGGTGTTGAAAATGTTTTCAACCTCGGGTTTCATACGCAAATACTTCTTAATCCATGCTGGCTGTGCCATATTATTTCCTTAAACGCTAATAAGTTGAGGGAGGTGAGTTTCATATTCAATGAAGGCTCCGTTTTCACCATCTTCGGAAACTTCAATCCAGACCGAACGGCCAGGATATCGTGCAGCAATCTGTACATACAGATCGTCTGAAATCATTTCACAAGATTTATAATCAAGTTTTAGTACTGCATCTTGGCTATTGTACAACGAAATCAACCAACGTTTGAATTGGATAAATTCAATGTCACGATCGTTGTGCAACACGTCGATGGCCACTCTAAAGTGGAACATGTGACGATGTGGGCTGGCCAAAAAAGATACATCATATTCGTCGCCAGTGGCCAAATAGGGATCTGTGCCGGCTGCCGGGTAGCAGTGAATTCCTTCTTTTTCAAAGGTGACCCAAATTTTACGTCGGGCACGTTGTTTGATACGTTCGATTTGATCGCGTTCTTGATATGTGGTCATGCTCGTAGTCTTTCCATGCTGATAATGTGTGTGAGTTGTTCGTCAAAGGTTTCACCATCGTGTAACACATGCAGGTGCCGCACAATTTCGTCTTGCTTTCGATTGTAGTGATGCACATGTATCACACATCCGCCCTGTGCTGGAATCACTTCAAAGTTGATACCGTTGGGCAAACGTGCCGATTCTCGTTCGCTAGTGCTTGTAAGTTTAGCCGTGACATATTCTATCTTGTCTTTAGTTAGAGACTCTTCGTAATCCCAAGCCCAATGTAGCAATCTATGCAGGGTTCGTCTAATCATGTTAAACCTCATCTTTTGAGTATTCACGCCAAGCGGTGAAATTGTCTCGGTTGGTCAAAGAGTGTAGGCTATGACACCATACACCAAAATTGGTAGCGGCAAAGTCTTTGTCGTCTAACTTAATTGTAGCATTAAAACCCAGCTGTTGTAAATAGGGCAATTTCACCGAAATCATGGGAATAAAATTCATATGTTCGGTTAGGCCACCCTCTAACAAGCCCTCAACTGAAGCAACATCCAGATCCAAAGTGCAGGTATAGCCCAGATCGAGACAGCTTCTAATCATGGTTTCCCATGGTCGCCACCCGTCAATGTCATTGATTGACAGTTGAGGGAAACTCATGTTGGCACCAAAATAGATGTGTTCAACTGGTTGACTGCCATTGGTCAGGGCAGCAGCAATGTCATCTAGTGATTGTACACCAACCACAAACAGGGTATACTGTCCGTATGCAGGTGTACGTTCAATTTCAGTGCCGTAGAAGAACTGTACATTTTCATGTCCTTGTCGGTTCATTTTAACTCTCCAAATCAGTTAATCGAGTTTCGTCTAGTGTGGGTTCAACATAGGGTTCTTCTGAGAACAGCATGCCAAACATGGTGTTGGAATTCTTGGCCTTTTTGCCTTTGAATCCACGAGTGCCCACAATCTCCATCCAGTAAGTGTCGTACTTTTCAATGATGCTTTCGGCTGTGGCTCGATCGGGTGCAGCAAAAATGCTGTCGACAATGTCTTCAAAATAGGCATAGTCTCCAGTACTGCGTCGCATCATGGCCGGATGTTCGCCGGCATCAAAGCGTCGATTGGCCTCCTGAACCGCAGTCAAGTGCATCCATACATTATGACCCATCAACAGCATGTAGCTGAAACTGTCCCAGCTGGTTTTGCCCCATTTGCCGTTTTTGTTGAAATCAGGCAGTACTGCATAAAGATCAGGATCTTTAAAGTTTTCTTCTGTGATGGTGACTCCGGGCTTGGGTGTACCTGCTTTGTAGATACAGATATCACGCATGGTCAACATGTCACTGACTGGACTTTCTTGCCAGTTGTTGTAGATACCGTCAGCCACAACACCAGTTGACCACTTGCGTGTGTCAGTGGCATATTTTTTATCATCAGCACTGGGAGCCATACGATAGCTCCATTTGCCATCCTGCGGGAAAACATTTTCGTAATAGACCTGTCCGTTGGCAGTGGCCAAGAATGGACTGGCACAGTCAAAACTGATTGTGAAATTGGGATTCACATACCGACGAACTGCACGTTGTATCACAGTCAGCAACACAGCCCATTCCAGCTTGCTGGTGCCCAAGAAGTGCATCCAGTCGTGCACACCAGTTTGCAGTAGATTATCGTAGCGTAGGGCCACTAGGCGTTTCAACACAAGATGTACATCACACATGTTTTGACCACCCATGCCCCAGCCGTTGAAATGACGTCCTGGGTACTTTGCAGGATCACAGTAGTCCTTCATGGTCTGATACCAGTCTTCGGCTTCGTTGTGATTGGCACCCTGTAACACATTCAAGAATCGAGCACCACCATTTTCAATGCCGCGGCGATTGGCAATAAAGTATTCGTTGTTGAATTTGGTCGCAGCCACAGCTTGACTGTGTGTGGTGATTTGGCATTTACTACTGGCAAAAGGATCCTTGACCACCCATGTGGGAATATCCAGTGTCATTCCGTAATCGGCAATGCCATCTAACCATTTGAGCACAGCCTCACGTTTGGCCTGTGCACGTGGGCAACCGGAGTTGGCTTTCCAGTCACCTTCCCACAAGCCTTTGGCAATTTGGAATCCGCCCGAGTCACCCAGCACAGTGGTACCAGGTTCACGATTGCGAACCATGTCTTCGCTCCAGTCCTGTCGAGTAAGATCAAGATTGGCATGTCCACCTGAGTATAGACTCCAACGATACGGGAACAGGGCTTTCTGACTATTGAGCCAGTTCATTTGCTCCATGTCAACAAATCCCTGTGGGAATCGTGCAGGATCCACATACGGTTCATTGCGTTGACGACCCACAAACGTGGCATAAAAACCGCTAATGGCCGGTAAGAATACAGCGTAGTCGTTTTGTTTAGCGGTTAAGTTATCCTGTTGTTGTTCCATGGTCTTTGGCTAATGTTATAAGTGTTTGTAAGGCCTGCTTGGCATGTTCGACTTCGTTTACGGCAGCCATCAAGTGCGGATGTTTTTCAATGATGCTGGCTAGTTCTTTTTCTTCCTGCATTTTTTGCTCGGCCCACTTGAGTATACTGATGGCGCGACCATCTAACTTGATGTTAGCTGTGCCACCACCAATGTTTGTCCAATTGTTACCATCAAACAATTTCAAGGATTGAGTAGTACAATCAAATGCCACCATACCAGTAATTGGCTGGTATGTGTTGACAGTGGGGTAATAACCCTTGTTACTGGTAACGTCTAGAAACTCGCCGCCGGATACGTAGTCAATCATTTGGTCTGTGCTGGGATAGTGTAATTCCAAACTGCGATGCCTGAGTCTACTGTGATCTGTGCAGCACCTTCGTCACTGATACGCAACATTTTGTCACCAGGCAAGTTTAAAATACTGATTACAACATTGATAGGCCAAGACCAAGAACGATTCAATGTGCCGCTAACTCCAGTAGCAAACACAAAGTTACCGGCATGGCTACTATGATCACCAAAGTAAAACACCAAGTCGCCTTTATCGGTCTTGGCTGTAAATGTTTCTTGATCGCTGTTGGCGCTGGCTTGAAACTTCAAGCGTTGGATACTGAGTACGCTGGGCTCAATTTCCACGCCCCATTTGACGCCTTTGAATCTAGTGCTCTTGACCTTTTCATTAATGATGGCCTCGCTCATGAAGCGATAATCATTTTTAAAGTCACCGGTCTTGTTTTCAAAGTGAATGCCGTTGGGCACAGTGGTGTCGGGCTCTTTACCTGGCTGTGTGGTAATGGTCAACTGAGCATCTTCGCGGTACTCGTTGATGTTCAAAATGGTATTCAGCTTGGCCAGGTTTGGCATACCAAACGTGCCAATAAATTCAGGCACTACACCTGCAAACTTTGCATCAACAACAACCGATTTGTTTTCGGCAATGGCTGCAATTTCTGTGCTGTTTTCAGTGCCAATAACCTTGGCCAAATCAATCACACCCAATCCGTGTGTGTGCTGTACGATGTCTAAAAGTTGGTCTTTCATAAGTTCTCCTGTGTTGATGTATTGTACATGATTGTATTTAGAGAATACAACCGTTATGGTAAAATTAATCCCATGTAAACAAGCTGTCAAAAGTGGTCTTGATTTCGGTATGGTTGGGAATGTCCCAGTCCAGCACACCCAGCAAGTTTTCTACCTTTTGATCCACAATGCCAGCTTCCATTTTGTTGTCGTCAAACGGCAATTCTTTGAACCATTGCGGGATGTGACTTTCGTCAGTGGGATAACCCACACTGGTATAACCCATGGGGTTGTCTCGCAACTTGCACACAATGGTCTTCATGCCATCCACAATGGCCATGCTGTAGTTGTCACCGTGCATGCGACGCAGATTGTTCCAGTTCAGTGCAGCTCGCACATGTCCGGGCATGTTGGCTTTGCCTGATTTGGCTTCCAGTGCACCGTATTTGGTCAAGTTGTTGACACGTTTGGGTGTGCCCTTCTCCCATGCTGGGCGATCCTGGAACAGCAATTTAAAGTCGCGAACCTTGTCGTAGATGTGCTCTTTTTCAGCGCCGGTCAAGACATCTAGCAAGATCTCACTTAAAAAGTCTTGTACCACCTTGGGTGTGTCTGATCGCTTCAAGTCCAAGCCCATGGCCTTGAGTTTGCCTGGCTTGCCGTCTACATCTAGTCATTTGCCTTCAAGGTCATAAATCAAGGCTGCGTAGCGTTTTTTCTTAATAAAAAGACCTTTTGATGCCACCAGTTCTCGACCACCCTTGATCAGGGCACCCATGTCTCTGGGAGCATGAAATGCACGTTCCATGAATGCCGGGAAGCTGTTGTTGACCTGTTCGGCAATGTTGTCGTAAAGTTCAACACAGATTTCTCGATTCCATTCCATCTGTCCGCTTTCAACTTCGTCGCGAATGGCCGGCCATGCACTAAAATACACCGAGTCTGTGTCACCGTAAATGATGGCATCACCCACGTGATTGTACTCGCCAGTGACACATTCGTTTACAAATGCATCCATGTGTCTAGCAATCACACGACCAGTCAGTGTGGTACTCTGTCCAATGCGCTTGTCAAAGAATCTGCAATGCGGATTAAGAATAGCACCATACAAACTGTTCAAGTTAATCTTTTTAACCAGTTGTCGTTTGTCCCAAAATGCAATTTCTTCGGGTGTGGTTGCTGCTTTCTTTTTGGCCTGCATTTCCTTACGTTCAGCATACCAGCGTTCCAGCAAGCCGGGCACAATGCCCTTTTGATCGTATTTGAAAATGGTACCGTTGGCACTCAGGATCCAGGGTTGATTGCTGTTAAACACCATGTTCCAAACATCAGCGGCACTGACCACATTACTGCTGCCATCCTCCCAGTCTATGGTAATCTCGGTACCGATTTCGCCATTCATGACTGCGGTATACTCCAAGCTGCCAAATGTATCTTCCCATGCATCAGTAAACGAACTGCCTTTCACAGTCTTGCCGTTTACCACTTGATCAGCCATGCGAGCGGCCAGGTAGTGATCAGTCAGTGTGGGTCGCAATTGGCCAACGATGGTTTCACAGGCCATGTTAAGGGCGCGAATAGCCGAGGGATAGAGCGAGTTGATGTCAATGGCTCCGATGTATTCGTGGATGCCTTTTTTGGGATAAGCAACATAGGCACCTGCTGCTTGCGAGTCTTCACGGTCATCTTTTCTACTCCTGTTTTGAACAATTAAACCTTGTTGATGTGCTTCGTTAATGATGGCCTGTTCGGTAACAGCCACAGCGCCCATTGTGGTGGGCAATAGCACAGTATTGTCGTGCGCCAATTCGTTGGCTAGATCCAAGAAGCGTAACTTCTTGTCAAATTTGGCCAACAGCATGGTGTCTTGTCGGTTATAGTCAATAAATGTAGGAAAGTCCTTGTTGTACAGTTGATCTAGAGTACCTTCATATTGAGTCTTGCGCTCGCCTAATTCGTATTCGGCAATGGCATCCAAACTGTAACTATGACGTTCTTCATAGGTGTATTTGCGATACAGTTGCATGTAGTCTAGGTGCACACGACCCAACAAGTCGAACGTGATGTTTTCAGCACCAAAGCGTTCAAATGTGCGTTGTTTGGGCAGTTGGTTCCACAAACACAATCTACGTGTATCATCACGGCTCAATACTTTGGTGATACGCATGACTGTGTAAGGAATATCGAAGCCTTCACTGTTCCAACCACTAAGGATATCGGCGTCATCGATCAGGTTCAAAAACGTGTCCAGTAGATCTTCTTCGCGATCAAACAGGAAACAGTTGTCGTATCTATCGGCAATTTCCTGTGCAGTCTCCCAAGAATAACTGCGTGGCGGAACCACTAGTGTGACCAACTTGTCCAACCAGTCTAGATATACTGTAATGGCAGTGATGGCATTGAAGGGATCTTCGGGCTTGCTGTATCCACGCACCGGATCAAAGTCAACTTCAATGTCGAAAAATGCCGTTTGCAGTCGCGGTGAATTGGCGCCTAGATAATTTTCTTCCAGGCAACGGAATACCGGATTGATGTCGCTTTCCCAGAGTCTGCGATCGCCATGGTTTCTAAGTTCTTTTTGAAACTCTTTGCCGTTGCGTGTGCTGAATCTGCCTACAGTGGTTCCGTAGATGGTACGGAACTTGCCACGTGGATCATCGTAATAGAACACATAGTTAGCTGGGTATTCTCGATATACCCTTTGACCATCAACTCGCTCCACAATGTGAATACGATCTTTGGCCTTGTCAAAAAGAGCGTCTACATAACTCATTAGAGAGTCTTGCCCACAGTTTCCAAAATAGTGTTGAGATCTTCGTGATCACGATTGGTTTCGCCCAAGCTGGCTTTGTGTGCAATTCTAATGGCTTTCTTGAGAATAGCGGGCTTGATTTCTAGTTCTTCTGCCACAGCCTTGATG